AAAAAAACCTCATGTCTCATTTTCTGAAGTGGGTGACTGGCGAGACTGCACTTTACGTCATAAACTTATCCACATTGACAAGATCGTCGAAGAAGTTATTAGCCCATTTTTTCCGTTCGGAACAGGCGTCCATGGATCCTGTGAAGATTTTTTAAAAACTCGGATCATGGATGTCTCAATCGCTGAAGATATTATAAAAGAGGGATGGGAAGAACAAAATCTACTAGAGCATTGGGATTCGCTCCCTGACTACGTTCAGAAGTATGATAGAGATCCGGAAGAGTGGATCAAGATGGCACATCGAATTTTAGAAGATGTTCCAAGATTTATGGATCAACAATTTCCTGGTTGGGAGTATGTAGCTGCCGAAGAGAAGTTGTACGAGTCTATCGAAAATCATGATATCAAGTTCAAGGGTTATGTCGATGCCATCATCAAAGTTCCCAAGAAGAACGGTTACATATATTGGATAATCGACTGGAAGACAGCAGGATGGGGCTGGCCCATATCTAAGAAAAGAGACTTTAGATACCAAGCTCAATTGATGCTATACAAGATATACTGGTCTCAAAAGCACAATATCCCATTGAAGGATATTAGAACTGGATTTGTTTTGTTGAAAAGAGATTTTCAAAAGAAAAATCTGTATTGCGAGCTGGTGCCTGTCTCTGTTGGTGATAAGTCTAGACAAAAATCTTTAAAGCTAGTTGACAACATGATTAAAGGTGTCAAAAAAGGGCTTGCTATAAAAAACAGAACGTCTTGCAAATTTTGCCAATATGCCGGCACTTCTCACTGCACATAAGATTAACTCATTCATCCGTATGGTTATGATTTAAAAAACCAATGAGGATATAAGTGTCTCAAAAAAAGAAGATTCTTATGCTATCTGATCATCCGCTATCAACGTCGGGTGTGGGCTGTCAGTCACGGTATCTTATTGAAGGTCTCCTTAAGACAGGAGAGTACTCATTTAAGTGTCTGGGCGGTGCAAAGAAGCATGAAAGCTATGATACTGTTTTTGTAAATGAAGATTTCATAATTAAGCCCACAGACGGCTTTGGAAATCCAGAAATGCTGCGACAGCTCCTTGCTGTTGAAAAGCCAGATATTCTACTTCTCTTCACAGATCCCAGGTTCTTTATATGGCTCTGGGAAATGGAAGAAGAAATCCATCAGATTTGTCCAATTGCGTATTGGCATGTCTGGGATAATGACCCATGGCCTGAATTTAATAGAGTTCTGTATGAATCAACAGATCTTGTCAATTGTCATTCACATAAGACATACAGTTTAGTGAGTGAAAGATTCCCTGACAAAACAAATTTTATTCCGCACGCACTCCCGCAGAATCTTTTCTTTCCAATAGACAAAAAATCTCAAAAAGATTTGAGATCCCAGGTCATTGGAAACGAGAGAAGAGATCATTTTGTAGGATTTTGGATTAATAGAAATGCTAGAAGAAAGATGCCCGGAGATGTTCTTGACTCGTGGAGAATATTCCTAGATGAGCTAGAGAAAAAGCATGGGCACAGAAACGCAACCCTTGTTATGCACACAGATCCTTCTGATGAAGAGGGTCCCAATCTCTCTGTTCTGGTTGAACATATGAAAATAACTGCTAATGTTGTTTTCTCAACTGCAAGGATAGATTTTGAAAAGATCAATATGCTACACAATATTGCAGATTTCGGAGTCAATATTGCATCGAATGAAGGATTTGGACTAGCAACGCTTGAATCTATGCAAGCAGGAAAGCCCATTATCGCTCTCAAGACGGGTGGCCTAACTCGTCAAGTTGTCGATCATAGAGACGGATCAGAGAATGGAATCGCACTTGAGCCCGAGGTTCGAAATCTTGTAGGAAGTCAGCTTGTTCCATATATCTACGAGGATCATGTTAGCAATGAAACGGTTGCAAAGGCTTTCTTGGATTTATATGAAATGGGCGACGAGAAGCGAGAGGAGCTTGGAAACAAAGCCAGAAATTACGTCCTTAGCGAATTCGCGCTAGGCAATACCATTGATTCTTGGCACGACACCCTTTGCGATCTTCATGATAGATGGAAAAAAGGAAAGGTTTATTCACCCTGGGAAGTGAGATCAATATGACCAAGAAAAAAGTAATACTAAGAGCACCTGCCCTTACTTCTTCGGGATATGGAGTTCATTCCAGACAGATCGCAAGATTTCTTCTCGAAAGAGATGACATAGACCTATCAGTTCATTTGTTGAGATGGGGTATAACTCCCTGGATATTAGACGATACTAGATATGACGGTCTTATTGGCGACATAATGTCAAGAACATCTCCAGATTCTGCAACAGACTATGATATCTCGTTCCAGGTTCAGCTTCCAAACGAGTGGGACCCCAATCTTGCCAAATTCAATATTGGTGTTACTGCTGCTGTGGAATCCGACAGATGTCATCCCCAGTGGGTTGAATGCGTCAATCGAATGAACCTTGTGATCGTACCGTCCCAGCATGCCAAGAAAGTTTTAGAAGTATCGGGAAATGTATCAACACCCATCGTTGTCGTTCCCGAATCATTCCCTGACAGTATTTTAAGTGAAGAAGTTACACCGCCTGATCTGAACCTTGATACATCTTTTAACTTTCTCGTATTTGGACAGCTAACGGGAAACAATCCGTACAATGATCGAAAGAATACATTTCTTACCCTTAAATGGATGTGCGAAGTATTCGCTGACGACCCTGATGTTGGAATATTGATAAAGACGAATTCTGGACGAGGAACGAAGATCGATAGAAGAAATACAGAGGCGATCTTGCGAAGAGTGACATCAGAGGTAAGACCAGGTCCCAATCCCAGGATTCACTTCTTGCATGGCGATATGACAGAGACCGAAATCGCGGGACTTTATAGACACCCAGATGTAAAAGCCCTTGTCTCTCTAACGAGAGGGGAGGGATATGGCTTGCCAATACTAGAAGCCTCTGCCAGCGGCCTGCCCGTAATTGCTACAGCCTGGTCAGGGCACATGGACTTTCTATCAAAAGGAAAATTCAATCAGATAGAGTATGACCTTCAGCCCATACATGAATCTCGTGTCGACGGTGGAATATGGATCGAAGGGGCTCAGTGGGCCGAGCCAAAAGAAGAAGATGTAAAGCGCAAATTAAAGAGATTTCGGTCCAAGACTGACAAGCCCGATGAGTGGGCTCAGGACATGCGAATAGCATTGCTGGGTCAATATAACTTTAGCGATGTCTCTCGCGCTTATGCTGAGGTCCTGGAGACAATCTAATGACTCTGTTAACAGTAACCTTGCTTTTATTATGTGTCCTGGAGACAGCTGGTTTGGGCGTCTCAGGATACTTTCTTTATAGATGGTCTCTTGCAATTCTTCGAATAGAAGACGCCATTCCGCAAGCTCTTGATGTTATGGATATATCTTATTCCAACGTGGCAGACATTTTAGAACAACCGATTTATTACAATACACCCGAAGTAAGACAGCTACTTCTGGAAATTGAAAGGGTCCAGTCGTCAATCTTGTACGTCGCCAATGTCCTTTCCTTAGATGACAGTGAAGTAAAATTAGGAGATTTTGAACAAGATGACGGATAAAGTAGTAGAAGAGATAGAAGCTCCTCTTCCTAAGAAGAAAAAGCGCCGCCGACCCAGAAGAAAAACAACGGGTCAGAGAAAGCCGTATTTTGGAACTGAGGTCCATGATGCAATTGTTGTGTATCAAGGCCTAGAAGACTTGAAGGAAAGAGAAAAGATCTATATTACTACAATCGTGCCCGCGCTCGAAAAGCTAGTAGAGAATCTTATTTTCGTTTACGGGTTCAAGAAGGGTGCAGATTCATATGAGAATCTCAAAAATGATTGTGTCGAGTTCCTATATCAGACTCTAGATAAATTTGATGCAACTCGAGGAACAAAGGCATTTTCTTATTTTAATGTCGTAGCTAAAAATTGGTTGATAATTACATCTAAAAAGAGGCTCAAGAATCTTAAGCGCCATGTGAATATCGATGATGCTAGTTCTTTTTCTCGAAGAGAGTCTGAGTCCTTTGATCTCTTTAACCGAGTTGACTCTCCTGACGTAATGTCAATTAAGAGAGAGCTTGTAACATCAATTTCAAAGATGTTGAATGAGATCAAGGGAAATCTCGTTAATGAAAACGAGAGACTTTGTATCGAATCAATCATTAGACTATTTGATAATATCGACGATCTTGATCTTCTTAATAAAAGAGCAGTGTTTCTGTATATCCGAGAAATGTCAGGCTTGACTCCCAAGCAGTTGACAGTAGCAATGTCGGCTATAAAGAAACATTATCGAGGATTAAGAGATGACGAAAAATTCGGACTTTTCTAGAGAGGTTCAAAATCTAAAAGAAAGAGAAACCAAGCTTGAGAAATTTAGCGATCTTCTTGAGAGAATGGATGATCTTGATGAAAAGACAAAAGTTCTCTGGAAAGAGATCTATTTTAATGCGCTGTCTGACCGACAATACGCGTTTCTTCTTTACGTAGATTTATATCAAAAAGTAATTGGTTCGACTGAGGCTCATGGCCTTCACGGTAAGGACCTTGCAAAGTATTTGGAAAGAATGTGTAGATCAAATGACCAATTGTTGCGTCTTTCTGAATTGATAGAAAAATCTGAACGAGAAAAGATGAATGAAGATCCGCACTCTATCTTTAATGCGATCGCGGATGAGGATTAAAAATGTCTAGGGGCGGAAGGCTATCAAAAGGAAAGAATGCAATTCGACAGATTCATGCTGACCGAGATAGTATAGCTGATGAGATCTACGATGCTCGAACTCGAGCGGCTCGTCCATTGTATTCTCGCGCTGTCGTCGAAGACGTTGTCATCAATCCTTCCATTCTATCAGATACTCAAAAAGATGAAATTCGAAAAAGGGTAAAAAATCCAGAACTTGTTGATATCATGCCTAGAAATTCTGCCATGATTCGAGTTCTTACTGATGCTGAAGACAAGAGAGACAGCAGGCCTGAAATTGCACTGCCATTCTTTCCGCCGCACATTAGTTTACCAATTCATCCAGGAGAACAGGGTTGGGTCTATTATGACGACCCTAGCGGTTTGTCTGAATTTGGTTATTGGGTATGTCGACCATCTGAATTTTTGCAAGTTGATGATTTAAATTTTTCTCATTCTGATAGAGGAATATACCAAGGAGAGGCTCGAAAATCAACGGCTGAATCTGCCGGTGCTGTTGATCAAGAAGATAGCGAGAGAGGAGAGGAGACAGACAAGGGTAGAATCGTTATTTCAAAGGATGGAAAGCCCGGATTTCCTAATGGAGGAGCTTCCAACGAAGATTTCACTCTTGCCGGAGTTGACGATTATGAGAACATATCTAATGACTCTTTGGGAAATAAGATTTCAACATATGAGCCTGTTGCTCGATTCACCAAGAGACCTGGAGATTTCGTATTACACGGATCAAATAACTCTCTAATTTGTCTAGGAGAGGATAGAGTTTCCGACGTAGCGATCTTTGATCCTGATGGAAATCCCACAGGAAAGTCTGAAAGTGATCTATCGGGACTTTCTGGAATGATAGACTTTGTTACGGGAAGGGGCCGTTTTTTGCCAGGGTCTGATGACGAAGATCCAGAAAATACATCACCCAGAATCATAACGAACACAAGGGACTCACAAGAAGTAGACAAGGATCCATCAAGATCAGAAAAATCAGAAAATCCAAACGAAGGAGATCCTGACTTTACTCACGATGCAAGTAGATTTTATATCGCTATGAGAACCAATGGAGATACGAACTTTAACATCCCCAGTCCGAAAAAATCTGACAATTCGCCCGAAACATCGTCCGCCGACAATTCAGCATTTATAGTAGCTAAATCTGATAATGTTAGAATCATAGCTAGAAAAGATGATGAGAATGAAATTAACGGAAGCATCATAATCGTCAAGGAGGGAAGCTCGAACGATGACCTAAGTGCTATCGTCCTGCATCCTGACGGGACTGCGCAGCTTGATGCTCCCAAGATTGTTTTGGGAAGAAATGACTCTGGAACAGACTCAAAAGTAGAAGGAGCGACAGGAATCGTCAAATATTCCGAGTACAAGAAGAGAATGGACGAAGCTCACGATCTAATATCTGACCTAAGAGATCAAGTACAATCACTCTCTCAGATATTGATCGAGTTCTTAGCTGCGCAAGCTGGTGCTACAGCTGGACCATTTCCGGTTGGTGTCCTTCAGGGAACAGGTCCAAAGTCATCATCTCAGATTGGCATAGATTTAATAAAAGAACTTGGAATCATAAAAGCAAAAATCGAAGAAAGCAAACTAAAGGTACCAGATGCTCGATCATCAACAATTTTTGGGGAATAAAAATGTCATTAGATACTCAAACTCTTAAAGCTGCTCTAGAAGATATTTTCACGCCTGACAATATAGATGAACTAGAGGAAGATATCGCAAGATCAGTCAGACAGCAATCTAAGAAAATCGCTAGAGAAATATCAAAAGCAATATCAGACTTTGTAAAGAGCGGAGAAGTGGTTGTCGATACAAATGGAATCGTAACAGCTGTCACTCATCCTGCATCACAATCACCCCAGGTAACAAAAAGCTCACTTAGGGGAAAAGGTAAGATTCGATAACCCTTTGATAAAAACAATATTTACGAATGACATCATTCTAGGTCAAAAATTCTGTGACGACAATTACATTCAAAAGTGTAGGAGAGAAATCAACCTCTGCGAGGTTAAATGAAACTCCTGTTCCGACGCCCATAGGCATCAAGACTCCTCTTCGACAGGGTCACGATAGCGATGGTATTTTTGGAATGCATTATTCTCTTGAGGACCAAGTTCAGGATAATTTTAGAAATCTTCTTCTTACAAATCATGGAGATCGATTGGGAATATTTGATTTTGGAGCTAATTTATCTCCTCTGGTTTTTGAATTAGGTTCCTTAAGTGAAGATGATTTTGACGCAGAGATTGGATCGAGAATTCAAAAGGCATCTTCTAAATTCATGCCGTTTTTAGATCTCAAGACATTTGAAACTGAAATCGACAATAATGACAATTCAAATGTGGGAAAAGTGATAATCAATATCAACTATGACGTTCCTACATTGGGAATAAAGAACAAAAGAATTCAAGTAACATTTTTTGTTGCAGGATAGGATAGGCACAAATGCCCGTTGATAGCAAAAAAACAGTTCGTCCCATTAGAAGCCGAGCATACCTGAATAAAGATTTTGATTCTTTTAGAGCAGAATTACTAAGATATGCGAAGGTCTTTTTCCCAGATAAGATTAAGGATTTTTCTGAAGCTTCTTTGGGAGGTCTCCTTCTTGATATGGCGTCCTTTGTCGCAGATACAAATTCTTTTTATCTAGATCATCAATTTGGAAAACTTGATCCTGAGACTGCTGTTGAAACAGAAAATCTTCAAAGACACCTAAGAAGAGAAGGCGTTCCAATTGTCGGATCGTCATCTGCTGTTGTGGATGTTGACTTTTTTATAGAAGTACCTGCTGTCAAGGTTGGGACAAAATTTGTACCACAAGATGCTGCCCTCCCTGTTATCCTAGAGGGAACAGTTGTTTCTTCGAATAGCGGTGTAGATTTCGATCTTGTTGAAAATTTAGATTTTGGAAAAACAGATAAGGCAGGAGATCTTCTTGCAGATATCGTCATAGGAA